TTGCACGACCGCGTGCGGCAGCGGGAGGACGCGCTGTGAAGACCTCCGACGCCGGCATCTCGCTGATCCAGGAGTTCGAGGGCTGCGTCCTGCATGCCTACCCTGACCCGGCCACAGGCGGCGAGCCGTACACGATCGGCTATGGCCACACAGGCGGCGTGAAGCCGACCGACACCTGCACCCGCGAGCAGGCTCTGGCGTGGCTGCACGACGACGTGCGCTGGGCCGAGGCCTGCATTCTGGCCAACGTGAAGGTCCCGCTCGAGCAGCACCAGTTCGATGCGCTGGTGTCGTTCACCTACAATTGCGGGGCAGGGGCCTTCTCGGCCTCGACCATGCTGAAGCTGATCAACGCGGGAAACATGGCCGCCGCGGCCCAGCAGTTCGCGCGCTGGGTGAACGGCCCCAATGGTCCCATGCCGGGGTTGGTGCGCCGCCGCGGCGCCGAGCGGGCGATGTTTGAGGGCGCCACCAAGGTGGCAGCATGACCCGCGCGCTGGCGATCGGCTGCATTGGGCTGACCCTCCTGCTGGGCGTGGCTGGCCTCCTGCTGAAGCGCGCCTACGCCGAGAACGGCGCCCTCGAGACCAAGCTGGGGGCGGCTCAGAAGGTCATCGACCAGCGCGAGAAGGACATGGCCGAGAACGCCAAGGCCGTCGCCCAGCTCGCCCAGAAACTCACCGACACCGAGACCAAGGTCGTCACCGTGACGGAGAAGATCTATGCCGCGCCGCGCACGACTGCCTGTGCTGACCAGCCTGCTATCCGTGCCGCTGTTGGCGGGCTGCGCGACCTCTACGCCGACCCTCTACCGGCCGGCGATCGACGCCAGCCTCAAGTTGCCCTGCCAGGCCCCGGCGCCTCTGCCGGACCCGGCAAGCGATAACGAACTGGGGGCATTCATGCTGCGCCAGGCCAAGGCATTCGTGGACTGCAGGGACCGGCACCGGGCGCTGGTCGACCGCATCGCCGCTGACGAGGTGAAGTAATGGTCGCCAACGTCGACATCGCGAACATGGCGCTGGGCCACCTCGGCACCCGCGCCACCATCTCCGACCTCACCGAGAACAGCACCGAGGCCCGCGAGATCAATCGCTGGTTCGTGCAGATCCGCGAGAGCCTCCTGCGCCAGCTCGACTGGAACTTCGCCCGCGTGACGCAGACCCTGGCCCTGTCCGGTACGGCGCCGACCCGGTGGGCCTACTCCTACGCCTACCCGTCCGACTGCCTGAAGTTCTGGCGCCTCGATCTCGGCGACGGGCTGTTCTACCCCAACGAGCCGCGGGCCAAGTTCGAGATCGGCAGCGACGGCACCGGCCGGTACGTCTGGTGCAACATCGACCAGGCGGTCGGCGTCTACACCCAGCGCGTCACCGACCCGACCCTGTTCGACCCTGAGTTCGTGACGGCGTTCTCGACGGCGCTGGCCGCCATGGTCTGCCTGCCGATCACGAACAAGGCCGACCTCGCCGCGGCGCTGAAGGGCCAGGCCGCCGCCCTGATCGAGCGGGCCAAGGCCGACAACGCCAACGAGGCGGTGACCAACGAGAGCGAGCGGCTGGCCGAGAGCCTGACGGTGCGCGGCTACGACATGGCGCCCAACGACTCCTGGCCCTGGATGCCGGTGCGCTGATGGCTGCACCGCCGCCTGTCCTGCTTCCGTCGTTCGCTGCCGGCGAGATAACGCCCAGCCTCTACGGGCGCGTCGACCTGGCCAAGTACCAGGTGGGCGCCCGCACGCTGTTGAACTGGTTCGTGCGCCCCTACGGCAGCATCTCGACCCGCGCCGGCACGGCGTTCGTGGGTGAGTGCTACGACAGCGCGGCCAAGAGCCGGATCTACCCGTTCCAATTTTCGCAGGTTCAGACCTACGTCCTCGAGTTCGCCAACCTCAAGATGCGAGTGATCAAGGACGGCGGCTATGTCCTCGACACCTCGACGGCAATCACCGGCATCACCCAGGCCAACCCAGGCGTGGTGACCGCGGTCGCGCACGGCCTTACGACCGGCGACCATGTCTGGATCACAGGCGTGGTCGGCATGACCCAGGTCAACCGGCGCCGGTTCACGGTGACGGTCCTGACTGCCGACACGTTCTCGATCGGCATCAGCACGGCGAGCTACACCGCCTGGTCGAGCGGCGGCACGGTCGAGCGTTTCTACACGCTGGCCACGCCCTATGTGACGGCAGACCTGCCGCTTCTGAAGTTCGTGCAGAGCGCGGACACGCTCACAATCACGCACCCGACCTACGCGCCGCGCGCCCTGACCCGCACCGGCCATGCAGCCTGGACCCTGACCACGAAGACGTTTCAGCCTGATCAGGCCGCGCCGACCGGGTTCACGACCTCGGCGGTCGGTCTGAACTTCCTCTACGCCATCACCGCCGAGAACGACGTGACTGGCGAGGAAAGCCGGACCCTGCAGGGCTGGTCGAACACGGAGACCTCGCTGCTGACATGGACGGCGGCGGCCGGCGCCACGAACTACAACATCTACAAGAACCGGAACGGCATCTTTGGCTTCATCGGCCGGGCGACCCAGGCGAACGGCTTCACCGACGCAACCATCTCGCCGGACACCAGCCGCACGCCGCCGATGGCCAAAAATCCGTTCTCCTCAACCGACAACTATCCGGGCTGCTCGACCTACCATGAGGGCCGGCAGTGGTACGGTCGCACGAACACCAGCCCGCAGACGCTGTGGTCGACGCAGTCGGCGTCTTTCAACAACATGGACACCTCGACACCCTCGAACGACAGCGATGCCATCGTGCGGACGATCGCCTCGAGGAAGGTGGACGAGATCCGCTTCCTGGTGCCGCTCAACCACCTGCTGGTGTTCACCAGTGGAGCTGTCTGGAAGTGCTGGTCGGGCGTCAACTCCGACGTGATCACGCCGTCGAACTGCAACGTGAAGGTCCAGGGCGCCGAGGGTGCGGCGAACATCGAACCGATCTCGACGGTGACGTCGGTCCTGTATGTCACGACGGCCGGCCGCCGGGTGCGCGACCTGGCCTACGACAGTGGCGGCGAGACCTTTGCCGGCAAAGACCTGACGATCCTGTCGCAGCACATTTTCGAGGGCAAGACGATCTCCGACTGGACCTACGCCCGCGACCCTGACGGGCTGGTGTGGGTGGTCCTGTCGGACGGGACCGGAGCCTGCCTGACCTACCTGCGCGAGCATGACGTCACGGCCTGGTCGCGCTGGAACATGGACGGCACGATCGAGAGCGTGGCCGCGGTGCAGGAGAACGCCGAGACCATCCTCTATGTGCAGGTGGCGCGGACGATCGGCGGCACCACGAAGCGATACGTCGAGCGAATGCCGAGCCGCTACTTCGCCTCGGTCTACGATGCCTGGTGCGTCGACAGCGGCTACCGCTACGACGGCTGGAACACCGACACGACCAGGTCCCTGACCATCTCCGGGGCGACCTACAACACGGGCGACACAGTCACCCTGACGGCCACGGGCCACACCCCGTTCACCTCGGCCAGTGTCGGCAACAAGTACATCCTGCGGTCGGGCCAGAACCAGGTCACGGTGACGGTCTCGGCCTACACCAGCACGTCGGTGGTCAGCGCCACCCTGAACACGGCGCCGCACACTTCGCTGCAGGCCACGGCCACCAGCGACTGGGCGCTGGCCACCACCACCCTGACCGGCCTGTGGCATCTCGAGGGAGAGACAGTGACGGTGCTGGCCGATGGGTCGGTGATGGCTGACGCGACGGTCGCCAACGGCCAGATCACGATCGAGCGGGCGTCCGGCCGCATCCTGGCAGGCATCGCCTACGATTGCGACTTTGAGACCCTCGACATCGAGCAGGGCAGCCCGACCATGCAGGGCCGGCAGAAGCGCGTCTCGACGGTCACGATGCGCGTGCGCTCAAGCAGGGGCCTCGCTGTCGGTCCGACCTCCGACCGGCTGGTCGACATCAAGGAGCGCACGACCGAGCAGATGGGCTATCCGACCACACTCACGACCGGCGACGAGGAGATCGCGATCGACCCGTCGTGGAACTCCAATGGCCGCATCTTCGCGCGGCAGTCCTACCCGCTGCCGTCCGAGATCCTGGCAGTCATCCCGCGCCTCGAGCAGGGGGAATAGCGCATGTCACTCAGCAACACGAACAACAAGGTCATCTACAGCGGCAACGGCGTCACGACGGTCTGGTCGTACTCGTTCCCGATCCCTGACGCGACCTACCTGTCGGTGATCTACACCGACGCGGACGGCGTCGAGACGACGATCTCGTCCTCGAACTACACTGTCACCGGCATCGGCACGACCACGGGCGGCTCGGTCACCTATCCGACCAGCGGCTCGCCGATCGCGAGCGGCACCAAGCTGACCCTTGTGCGGACGGTCCCCTACACCCAGCCGACCGTGTTCACCAACCAGGGCGGCTACTTCCCAGAGGTGACGGAGAGCCGTCTCGACCAGATGATGATGGCGATCCAGCAGCTCTATGAGCGTTCGCTGCGGTCGTTCTCCGCTCCGGTCTCCGACAGCGCCTCGATCGGCGACCTGCCGACCTCGACCACGCGCGCGAACAGCGGCGCCGGTTCGTTCCTCGCTTTCGATGGCAGCGGCAACCCCTATGCGGGATCACTGACCGCGCTCACCTCGGCGTCCACCTGGATCAGCAACAACCTGTTGCCTGCGGTCTCGGCTGCGGCGTCTCGCACGGTGCTTGGCGTTCCGGGCCTCGCTGACAACAACACGATGTCGGGGAATAACACGCTGTCGGGGAACAACACGTTCTCTGGCACGAACACCTTCCCGACCCAGTCGGCCGCCGACAATTCGACCAAGGCGGCGACGACGGCCTATGCCGACCGCGTCCTGGCGAACATGGCCATCAAGGTGCAGAAGTTCACCTCGAGCGGCACCTACACGCCAGACGCCAACCTGGTCTACTGCATCATCGAGTGCGTGGGCGGTGGTGGCGGCGGGGCTAGTGCGGCTTCTGGTGCCGGCCTTGCCACCTTGGGAGGCGGTGGCGGGTCTGGCGGCTACAGCCGCAAGATGGCATCAAAGTCCGCCATCGGCGCCAGCCAGACGGTGACGATCGGCGCAGCCGGGACAGGTGCAACGGCCGGCGCCAATAACGGCGGCAATGGTGGCGACACCTCGGTCGGAACCCTGTGCATCGCCAAGGGTGGCAGTGGTGGAGCCGCGGGAACTGCTGGCACGCCCAACGCGGCCGGCGGCGCGGGTGGTGTGGCCGGCACTGGCGACATCGCCATCCCCGGAACAAGCGGCGAGACCGGCGGCATCGTCAACTACTCGACGGGCGCTGTCGGCCCTCTGGGCGGTCACGGCGCGTCGTCCGTGTTTGGCGGTGGCACCAGCACCGGCTCCAATGGCTCAGGCTCTATTGCGGGAACCGCTGCTCCCGCCAATTCCGGGGCCGGTGGTTCTGCAGCCTGGTGTTTGAACGGCTCCAACCAAGCCGGCGGCGACGGCGGCACGGGCTACGTCATCGTCACCGAGTTCTGCAAGGCGTGAGGCTGACCATGAAGTACGTCATCGTGAAGGACGGCGTCATCGCCAACACGGTCGAGTGGGATGGCGACACGAAGAAGTGGCGACCGCCGGCAGGCACCCAGGCGTTCCAGTACGACGGCCCGGCGCAGCCCGGCTGGGCGTGGGAGAACGGTGGCCCGGTCGTGCCGCCGCCGCTGCCCGACGTCGAGCCTGCGTCCTACGCAGTGTCACGCCTTCGCCTGAAGCTCGAGCTGGCCGAGCGCGGCCTGCTGGCCAACGTCGAGACCGCGGTGCAGGCGGGCGGGACCGTGCCGCAGATCTACTGGGCCGAGGCCACGACGTTCGAGAGCAACCATCCCCTGGTCGCGCAGATCGGCGCGGCCATCGGGCTGGACGCGGCCGGCATCAAGGCGCTGTTCAAGGCGGCGGCCGAGCGGGACGCATGATCGAGCGGCGCATCACGCTGTCGACCGACGCCGCCCTGCTGGCGCCGCGCATGCGGGCCGAGGACAAGGCCGAGGTGCTGGCCATGGGGCAGGAGCCGCTCGAGGCGCTGCAGGAGAGCGTCGATGGTTCCGCCGAGGCCTTCACCTGGTGGCTGGGCGACGACATCGTGGCCATGGCCGGGGTCGTGCCTGAAAGCACGATCGGCCCGACCGCACGGGCGTGGATGCTAGGCGGCGATCTTATCCCCCGGCATCGGCGGTATTTCCTCCGTGAGAGCCGGCGCGTGGTCGATCGCTGGCAGGAGGGCTGGCCCGTTCTCTGGAACCTGGTCGACAACGAATACCGCGCCGCGCTGCGCTGGGTGGAGTGGCTGGGCTTCACGCTGCGCGACCCGCGGCCGGTCGGCACCGGCCTGTTCTGGCTGGCAGAGAGGGAGCGGTCATGCTGATCATCGCGCCTGGCACCATCGACGGCCTGTGGGCGTCTCCGCATTTCGAGGACATGCTCGACCGCTATGCCGAGGAGTCCTCGATCGAGGGCATGCCCAAGCCGGCGGCCAAGTTCGAGACCTATGCTGCGATGGAGCGGGCGGGCATGCTGCACGTCTTTGACGCCCGGCTCGACGGCCGGCTGATCGGCTTCATCACCGTGCTGGCGGTCAACCTGCCGCACTACGGCGGGGTGATGAGCGCGGTCAGCGAGAGCTTCTTCGTGGCCCCCGAATACCGTTCCACGGGGGCCGGCCTGCGACTGCTGAAGGCGGGCGAGGACAAGGCCCGCGAGGTCGGGGCGCCCGGCCTGCTGGTCAGCGCGCCCTACGGCGGCGCCCTGGCCGAGGTTCTGCCGCGCCGCGGCTACCGCGAGACCAACCGCGTGTTCTTCAAGCGGGTGTGCGATGCCTGAGATCGTCGCGATGTCCGACACGGCGATCGGCAAGGTGCGCCAGCTCGAGGCGGCGGCGCTCGCCCAGCCGCAGGTCCCGATCGAGACCACCCATACCCTGCATGCCGGGGTCTACAGCCGCACCGTGATGGTGCCGGCTGGCGTGCTGATCACGGGCGTGCTGGTGAAGATCCCGACCGTCGTGATCGTGGCCGGCCGAGCGCTGATATACGGCCAGGGCGGCACCCTGCCGGTCGACGGCTACACGGTCCTCGAGGCCGCTGCCGGACGCAAGCAGGCGTTCCTGGCGGTGACCGACATCCACATCACCATGACCTTCGCAACCTCGGCCAGCACGGTCGAGGAGGCCGAGGCCGAGTTCACCGACGAGCTTGATCTGCTGGTCTCTCGCCGGGATGAAAGGAGCCTGCCATGTCCGGCGTAAGCACTGCGACCATGATTGCCGGCGCCGGCCTCGGCTTGAGCGCAGTCGGCACCGGCATGAACATCATGGGCCAGATGGGCGCGCAGAGCGCCGCCGCCGGCCAAGCCTCCCAGCAGCGCGCCATGGCGGTCTACCAGGCGCAGGTGCAGGCCGCCGCACAGGCCCGCCAGGCCCAGTGGGAAAAGGCCATGGCCGAGCAGAAGAAGCAGATCGCCGAGCGGGCGTCTGCCGATGCTCGCGCGCGTGGCGAGTCCGCCGCCCTGAAGTCCCGCCTCGAGACCAACGTACTGGCCGGCGGGCAGCGCGCCCGGCTGGCCGCGCAGGGGACCGACTTCACCGGGTCCGAGGTCGACGTCCTCGCCGATACCTACGGCGCCGGGGAGTATGAGGTCTCCGTCATCCGCAACAACGCGGTGCGTGAGGCCTACGGCTACGACCTGCAGGCGGTCGACGCCCAGAACGCCATCAACCTGGCCCAGGCCAAGGACGACAACGCCCGGCCGGGCGTGGTGTGGGTCGACTACCAGCCGAGCAACTACGGCGCCGCGGCGACGGCAATCTCCGGTGCCTCAGACCTCGCCGCCAAATGGTGGAAGTTCCAGCAGGCGCTGCCGGGGACTGCCAACACCGCCATGAGCAACTACCTCACGAACACCGGGCGTGACCCGAGCTACCAGGGCGGGGGAGGCTTCTGATGCCTGTCGTCAAACCCTACCCGCTGCCCGGAGGCGATGCCCAGACCCGCCCGATGCCGACCGGCCTCAACGGGCCGACCGGCTCTGCGGCCTCGTTTGGCCCGACCCAGATGCCGCAGGTCCAGCAGCAGTGGGGCGAGGCCCGCGACCTGCAGGTGGCCGGCGCCATGCTCGAGCGCGCCTCCAACAACCTCGGCGAGGTGGCGCTGGGCATCGCCAAGGACGTCAACGAGAGCCGCGTGCAGGAGCTGAACAACCAGTTCATCGCCGCCCAGCAGGATCTCCTCTACAACGGCGACCAGGCCTTCTACCGCCAGCAGGGCAAGAACGCGATCGACGCGGCGCCGCTCGCCACCCAGCGCCTGCAGGAGCTGAAGAAGGGCCTCCTCGACCAGACGTCGAACCAGTACCAGAAGGACCGCCTGACCCGCATCCTCGACAGCCATGTCAACGAGGTCACGAACGGCATGTCCCGCTTCGTGGCGGCGCAGTCGATGGAATGGCAGAAGCAGGTCGACACCTCAAAGATGGCCCTGACGGTCGACCAGGCGCGCAATGACTGGCAGGACCCGGCCAAGGTAACGAGCCTGGCCGAGGCGAACGCATCGACGGCGATCGCGGTCGCCGGTCGCAGTGGCCATGCGCCGGACTCCGACTACGCCCAGATGATGGCGAAGCATGCGCGGGCAGTGACCTACGCCACGGTGATCAACACCGCGCTGATGAACGGAAACACGTCCTACGCCGTCACCATGTACGACAAGGTCAAGGGGCAGCTCGACACCGAGACCGACCAAAAGCTCGACAACGCGATCCGCACGGCGCGCACTCAGGACACGGCGCGCGTCCAGGCCAGCGAGTGGGGCAGCCCGCTGCCGGGGTCTGCCAAGGCCGAGGAGGGGACCAAGACCAGCCTGCAGTTCTGGAAGGGCGACGGCTACAGCCA